GGTGAGAACCATGGGTCACGCTCTTGATCTGTTCTTACACACAGACCAGCAATATCGCCGTTGAGTGGAATCCAACGATACACATCATTGTATTTGTCGTACTGATATTTGTAACCAGAATCTAATACAGCATATGACGAAGATGTTAGACCATTACGGAATGAAGTAATACCAGTTACTTCACTGCCAGCATTGTCAACAACACTTGCTTTTGTCGGTGAAATAAATGCAACGCAATCTTTACGTGTGCCTGCAATATTATCAATAACGTATGCTGCAATTGTAGAATTACCTGTGCCAGTTACGCACAATGAAATATCTACGGATTCTGCGTTCTTAAACTGATCCCAACCAGTTGTAATTTGTGATGCACCTACTGTACCGTCTGCACCACCAGACAGTGAGAATGTTACATTACCGGTTGTGTTTGCAAACGATGATGCGTTTGCTGTTGAACCCCATGCTGTTCCACCAATTGTATTCTGTGTTGGATGTGACAGCCACCAGATATACTGTGATTGATTTTCGATGGCGTTTTTATAGTAATTTGAATTACCGGAGTCATCTCTTGCATCAGAAGCTTTTGAAACAAAAGCATATTTTTCTAAGACTGTACCTTGTGTTCCTGTGAACAAGCCGTCTTCGTCAACAACGATAACGTGTAGTTCATCATTAGAACCACCTTTGTTTGCTACATATGATGAAGTAGATGGAGCAGAAGTAAATTGTGTCTTATATGCCCATGTGCTATATGAGTTAGCATCTGCCATAGAAACTCTGAGTGAGTTACCTAAAGCACCTGCACAACGTGCGCCAAATCCATTATAGGAGTTTGCTGAGTAGCCTGTGTGATTTTCTTCATAATCGCTTTCATTTCTGATTAGAAGACCCACTCCATTTGCCGTTGCATTCAGTGTGGTTGATGCGTTAAAAGCACGAACAACTTTTAGATTATTGCCATAAGCTAAGAAGTTTGCTGCCGAGAACCAGTATTCATAATTATCAATGTTTGGATTACCAAAAGTGCTTACTAGACGAACTTCGTCAGAAATAGTAGTAGCTTCTCCACATGGTCCCCAAGCAAAAGGTCCTACGAAAGCACCTGTAGAAGTGCCCACTGAAGGAATAACTGTAGTCAGATCGATCTCTGATACATTTACTCCAGGTGATAATTGAAATGCCATTGGATTTCTCCTTTATTGTTTGAGTCAATTTTCTTTATTCTTGTATTTAGTTTTTTAGAAACTTGACGATAAATAGCCAGCCGGCGGTTCCCACATGTCTCCGTCGGCAACTTCCGCTTCTCTTGCCAAGCCGTCCTCAATAAATCCAAATGGAAGCATACTTTCTTCTCCAAGCAGATTTTGTTCGTCCAACATGATTTTACGAATGTCAATGCGGGTTTCGTCTTTGAAGAAAGTTTGTGCAGTTAACCAAGCATAAGTAACTAATCCCATGACAATATCGTCATTGTTACCTTCTTCAGCTTTATAAGTATCTTTATTTCGTACAAAAGTATTTAATTCAGCAATCGTATTAAAATCATTAATAATTAACTTATCATTTTCAATCAAAGTCTTTAGATTGGCACAACCAATTTTCTTGACTGATTTAGTAGTCTTAATACCAAAAGAAACCGATCGTTTAAAACCAGCAGAAATGCTTTGTCCTTTGATATGGTGATGCTCAATTCTGTAGATATTTCCATATTCAAGATCATAGTGTAGAATGTCCACAACTTGTTGACCTATGTTATTGGTTTCTATCAAAACAAAAGCTTCATTATACCTATTTGCTAGAGCGTATATAACAGTAGGCAAAAACAGAAGAGGCAGTTTATTGTTTCTATACAACGCAACTTGTCTGTAAGGCGCTTCAGTAGCATCAATAATATTGATTGTATGATAGTCTAAACTTACACCTTCGGAACAGTCTACAGTCGCAATATATATTCTTCCTGGTTTCGGATCTTCGTATATCGATAAATTACCATCATCTTCAATTCGGATTGGATCATGAAATGCCAATGAACGAAGTTTAGCTCCAGAAATAAGTGTTGCTGCTGAACCGATGAACTCAGTTTCAAACTCTTGTCGGAACTGTTCTTCCGACGTGTTTCGAATCGTTTCTTCTCTCCACTTTTCATCACGACCTGGCACCATTGACCAGTGAACTTCAAGTGTTTTATATGTGGAGCGATTCTCAATGGCATCTGTCCACATTTTATAGAACAGATTTAGACCATTTGGAGTAGAAACAATAATTACTTTAGATGTTTTACCAGATGAGATAACAGGGTAAGTAGAAGTAAAGAAGTCTACTGCCATGTTGTGTGGAACGAACGCAAACTCATCGAGAAAGATAAGATTGTATGTACCACCACGAACACCTGCCGAAGATGTTGCATATGCAAAAATCTTTGAGCCATTCTCTAACTCAATTGAACGTTTGTTCCAGTTGATGATACCTTGTTGCAACCAAGGCGGAAGATATTCATAAGCTTTTTGAATTTTGCCTAGAATATCTTGTGCAAGTTGAAGTTTGTTTGCAAGAATACCAATAACATAATCTTCATTGAACAATGCTGACCAAAGCATATATCCAACAGTTGTAGTTGTTTTACCAACTTGTCGTGGCATTTTTGCAATGCAGAAACGATTGTCATGAAATGTGCGAACCATGTTCTCTTGAAAGTTCCACATTTCAAATGGCACAAGACCACGATCAACGTTGACAATCTTTACATAATTCTTAATAAAATATACTGGATCTTCAGCACATTTCGCTATTTCTAATACCTGCTCTTCAGTGTAGGATATTTCAACGCCGACTTTTTTAAGCCTTGAATTACCAAGATATCCGTCTTCCATTTTTTATCTTGTAAAACTCTTCAACATCCATCCATGTTTTTGATGAGCGTCTAAAATGTCCTGCAAGAAATTACCTACTGCTGGCTCATCAGCGGCATCAGCAAGTGCAATTCCTGTACGAAGTTCCATGATGTATTTGTCGTTATCATTTGCAAGTTCACTCATCATAATGAGTGGTGATGGGATAGCTACCAAGTCAACAACTTTAGATAGTTCCATCATTCTTCCTAATGTCGTTGGTGTGTATGAACCCAATGCACGAATGTGTTCTGCAATTGAATCTGTTTGATCAAATACTGCTTCATAAAAATTACCTAGAAATCCATGATACTCCGCAAAGTTAGGACCCTCTACGTTCCAATGAAAATTATGTGCCTTGAAATACAAACCAAAGTTCGTACCAAGAATAACTTTCATCTGTTCTATTAACTGTTCCATCATTTCTCCAATTATTTGTTTGATTTAATCATTTTTACAAGTTCGGCTGTTGAACCAACAAAGACTGCTTTATCTATGTTTAGATTTTGTGATGACTCTTTAGGTTGCAAATCTCTTTTTCGTTTTTGAAGTTCCAATAAATCTTTGTTCATATCTGCCAAATTTTTCATCATCGTAGCAAGAACTTCATATGCTCTCGGTGATTCAGATTGATTTGCAACCGTAGACAGCTCCTCAAGTGATTTATTGCCTTTATTAATAAGCTGTTTAATATTTTCTCTAGCAAAATTAGTATCCGAATCAACATCTGTACCAGCTTCAACCGTCACAACTTCTGTTGTTCGATTTTCTTTTATTTCAATAGGTTCTATGTCAAATATTTCTGACAAATTTTCATTTAACTTTTTCATTATAATGTATTAGGATAAGTAATAATAGTCTCAGTAAATCCAAAGTCTTCTTCAGGACCAGCTGTTAATGGATCTGGTTCGGTTATAACCTTGACTGCTTTTACAGAGTTTTGCTCTAAAGATTCTATAACATATCTTGAGTTAGAATAATCGCCAGTAAGAACATAACTTGTTTCAAGTGTTTTGTTTGCTCCAGTAACAATGATTATTCCTGTATTTGTATTAGAGAAATAGTCCACTGTTCCAACAAAATTATTTGCAGCATCACGAACAGTTTCTCCTTGAGTAAATACTCCATGTCCATTTGCAAAATCAACATAAGCTTTTTGTTCAGCTTTATTAGTTAAATCAATAAACAACTGAGTATTAGCACGTGTAATAACATCGCCAGTTTTAACTGGTGGCCAGATAAAGCTTTTTGCTGTGAAGTTTAAATCCCAAACGATCAAGCGTGTCGTACCGTCTTCATCGGATCCTTCATAGTCATCCGTTGATGATTCCGAATTTATTATAATAGGAACAGTATACTTTTGTTTCATCGATGGAATAAAATACACCACGAC